TAAGGAGATAATATGGATAGTAAGATATATGAACAAGGTGAGAAAGCACAACCTATCGTATTAGATAAGGCAGTGTTAGTAGAAAAGATAATGGAAGCCTCACATCTCACATGGGATGAAGCAGCAAACGCATTAGAGATTACCTTAGAACGATTAAGAGAAGATGGCAAAGTAATATAAACTATCTCATAAGGAGGGTTTAGATGAAAGTACGGAACGCAGTAAACCCACTATATTGGGGTAAAAGAATGATTGATAAGAGAATACAAGAGTTCACTAAAGGAGTTGGAACAGGAATGCAATATAATCCATTGTTAGTTACAATGAAAGATAATTTCACCGATAGACAATTCACACGAAGAGGGTTAGAAAATAGCCTATGGTATAGTGGAGATGAGCAAAGTTTGTTACATTTCTATACTAAGGAAGCACCTAAGTTCTTTGGTAAAGGACAAGCAAGTGAGAGTACCAATTACTTTTGGGCGCAATCTAACATAGATGTAAGAAGAATACATAGTGGATTTCCACAGTTAATATGTGAGAAAATGGCTGACTTAATAACTGGTAACGGTTACGAGATAAAAGTAGAGGGTGCAAACGAAGTTGATTTACAAGAGGAATTAGACTTGATGTTAGAAGATAACAAGTTTAGAGGACATCTATTAGGTAAATCGATTGAAACGGAATCATGGAGTGGTGGTGTATCTTGGAAGTTAAGTTGGAATCCATCATTAAGTGAATACCCAATTATAGAAGCATGGCAACCTGAAAACTATACAAGTGTTATAGTTAGTGGTAGAGTACAACAAGATATATTCTATGTGTATTATGAGAAGAATAACATCACATATAGATTAAGTGAGATATATGGAGTAGATAAAACTAAGGGCGCTTACATAGATTACAAGTTAGAAAAGTTAGTGTTCAAATCAAGAGGGCAAGATTCAAAAGATGGTGAGTGGAGTTTAGTGCCGTTCAATGAGTTAGAGCAAACAACAGACTTAAAACGAATTGAGTTTAATGGGTACTTTAAACGCCTTAGCTTGTATAAACCTAACAAACTACCTAATAGTGAGTTTAGATATTCAATGGTAGGAGAGAGTGATTACGCAGGGTCATATGGTTCATTTGATGCAGTAGATGAAATCATATCAACTTGGATTCAAGAGTTTAGAGATGCTAAGTTAAATAGATACTTCCCTGAAGAGTTAATGCTTAAGAATTTAGGTACAGGTAAATACGCTTATCCTGATTCATTCAAAAAGGATCATATCTTATTTGCTGATAGTCCTAGTGAAAATACCGATAAACAAAAGATATTATATGAACAAGGAGATGTGCGTACGGATAAGCATGTTGAATCGTATAAAATATGGGTTACACAAATACTTAATAATGCAGGTCTTAGTCCATTAACAGTTGGAGTAACAGGCTTAGAGAGTATTGATGCTAGTGCTGAATCACAGCAAGAACGTGAGAAAGTGTCTATCCGTACTCGTAATAAGAAAATTGAGTTATGGACTGAGTTCTTAGAGGACTTCCTTAAAACGGCATTAGAGTTTAGAATGATGACTAAAGGTATGTTAGAAAATGAAGATGGTACATATGATGTTAAGAAAATGCAAGACTTCGATTTAATCGTATCATTTAATGATTATATAATTAAGTCTAAAGCAGATAGAACAACTGAAGTACAACTAGGCTTAGGTTCATCGTGGGATGTATTAACAGCAGTTAAGTATGTACATGATGATAAAACACTTCGTGAGCAACTTGCTATAAGCGCTAGGACTAAGTTAGAGAATGGGTATGAAAGTATATCACAGGCTGAATTAAGTGCATTACAAGCTGAAAATTTAGATGTGAATGATGAGTTAATAGAAGATAAAGTAGAAATTATTGAAATTCCTGATGCCGTAGTAGAGGTAGAAAATGCTATTGAGCCACAGGAGGAAGACACAGTATTAGATGATGAAGAAGTTGGTATTGAAGATGGTAGACAAAGTGTTGATGAAGTGTTATTAAATGGAGCACAAATCACATCAGCAGTTCAAATAGTAGATAACTTTAATAAGGGTGTATTAACCTTTGAGGGAGCATTAGCTATGTTAATGACATTCCTAAACATTGATGAGGCAAAAGCTCGTGTAATGTTAAATAATGGAGTACCTACTAAACCGATTGATACCGTTGCACCATTAGAATAGGTGGTCAATTATGCCAATTAAATTAAATGAGAAAAGACCTTATCAAAGGTTATTACATACTGAAGATGAGGAAAAACAGTTAAATAGTAAAGGCCTTGAAGCCGTTATGTCATCTAATGTATCGGCTGCTATGAGAGAAAGTAACGATTTAATAATTAGATTTCATGGTGGTGCTACATATAGTTATGCAGGTAAAGGTAATTTATTTGAACGCTTAATGGGTGCAGCAAGTAAAGGTAAATGGGTATGGAGATTTCTTATTAGGCCTAACGCAGCATATCAAAAGGTAGGTAGTGTAGATATTAAAAATGATGTACCGAGTAGAGATATGATGGAGCAACCTAAAAAACCTAAATATAAGGTATCAACAATAATTCCATTTGATGAACTTGGTAACCAACTATTGCCACAAATCACCATAACACCGTTAGATTTTCTCTCTACAATGGTAGGAACTAACGGACAAAGTAACTTAGGAACAATCGCTAGTTTATTCTTAGCGGGTAATATATAACACACTAGAGGTAATCTAGGAGAACAGTCGTACGGACTTTAAAAGGAGGAAACAAAAATGGCATTAGAAGATACAGTAATAACGGAACAACCGATTGTCGAGCCAGTAGATGCTCCAATAGTTGAACCAGTAGTAGAAGTAGCAAAAACGAAAACGGAGTTAATGCGTGAAATATCAAAAGAATATGGTATTAACTTGTTTGAAAAAGAGGGTATTGAAAAGTTTAAAGAGTATCAAGATAGTCAAAAGACAGCAACCGATAAGTTAAATGAGGAACTAGACTTATACAAAACTAGGGAAACGGACTGGACTAATGAAAAACTTGATTATGAAAGTAAACTTAAAGCAACTGAATTAGGTATTCCGTTAGATAGATTAGATGATGTTAAGAAATTAGCTGACAATGATCCTAGCAAATACGAGGAAGTTTTAAAGAAATACCCTGCATTTAAGACAACAGATGGAATAAAGATTGGTGTTCAAAATCCCAACAATTCCAAAACTCCAAGTGGATTGAGTGAAGCCGAGCAATACATGGCTAAGAACTCTCGCATATATGGGGACAAAAAATAAAGGAGAATTAACTTATGGCAAATTTATTATATCCAGCATCAAGTGGTCATTATACAGATGACAAGTATTCAGCATTATTAGAACCAAATCTATGGTACAACAACATATTCATTCCTGGTGTAACATATACGGACAAATATCAATTAGGCCCAGCAGGTCAAATATTCGTTCATAAACCAGGTGTTGGAACTATTACACCAACAGTACCAGGAGCAGACTTCACTGATGCAATCGTTCAAGATTCATTAGTAACTATCGCATTGAATTTACAATTTAACCGTTCAAGAAAAATATATGGTGCTACATTAGCTTCAGTTGCATATAGTGCAGCAGCAAGTGAAATGGAAACAGCTATACAAGAAATTAAAAAAGCATGGACATTAGCAGCATATCAAGCAATGATTACTACAGTTGGTACAATCAACTCAACTAATATTACAACAGTGTTAGCAGCATCAAGTGTATATGATACTATCGTTGATGATAGAGCTAAATTAGTAGCAACAGGTGTTACACCTGACACAATTATCGTATCACCTGCAATTTATGGAATGTTACTACAAAGTGATGAATTCCAAAGAACTGGTATCGTTGGCGATAATGCAGTATCTAATGCAATCGTTGGTAAGGTAGCAGGACTTAATGTAGTTGAATATGAAGCAACAGATAGTGGTGCTATTGATGCAGCAACTATTGGTGGAATCACATGGGCTACAGGCGATTTAATGGAATATGTTATGTATGATAGTGATGCTTTCTCTATCGTAACATCAGTAGAAGCTATTAGATTAGTTGAAGAACCAACTCGTTTCGTAGGTACTTTAGCGCAAGTTCAAATCGTATCAGGATTCAAATTAACAAATCCAGCAAGATGTTTACTTAAGTTCCACGATTTAGCATAATAAGATAACCTAAATATGGGTGGGGTTCATACCCTGCCCTATTTTATTAAAGGAGTGAAATAATGACATTAACTAACGGACAATATATAATAACTAAAGATGAAGTAATAGATAATAGTGAGTTTACTGAGGCTGACTTAACTGAGGTATATGGTGAGGCTATTGAGTTCTATTTAATCAATGCTAGTAAGAAAACATACAATATCTTATATAGTGCTTATAGAGGTGTAAATAAAGGTAGACAACGATTAGCATTACAATACATTATAAATAATGACAGTGATAAGCAAGTAACGATTAGAGAAGCAATTATAGAGTATATAAGAGGTGCTATGTATAGTGGTATGGATTTAAAAGAATACCTAGATGTTAAGCCTAACTTTTCGCATAGTGTAATTGATATACTTAAACAAGATGACCTATGGATCGTTGCTGAATACTATTATCAAGATGAAGATATATTATGAGAAAACCTCGTAATCCTAAATACACAGTTAAAGCCTATTACATAGAAAATGATATAACAACAGTATTCTATTGTAAAGAAAAGAAAATGCGTAATCTAA